TCTCGTTTGATGTCGTTGATACTCTTTCTCGGTGCGCCTAATTCTATCTGCGAGAGAGCTTCACCTAGCGCGGTGCGCCATTTACTGCCCTCTCCCTCTCCTATTGGTTGTTGCGCCGGTGAACTGTCGGTAGCGTCAAAGATCGCCACCTTATTCCACTTGTTTTCTATCTCAATCACCACAATTAAAGCGTGTTGATTACTTGCCATTACTTACCCCACTCTCTGATAGATGTCGTTATAGATACCGTTCTGCCACGCTCCGCAAGCCTCGCAGCTTTCATCTACTATGGCAAAATTCATTACTAGATTACCGCGTTCACCGCAGGACTTACACGCCCAGAATATAATCTCTTTAATCATTTACTCGCCCTCTCTCTCTTTAGGTGGGTACGATTCTTTAATACACCGTAAGCAATACATTAAAAATGGTGGGTTAATCTCAGTAAATTTAGCTGTATTTCCACACTCATAACAATTCATTACTTACCCTCTCTCTCTATCTCTTTATAGATTTGATTCTCTCTATCCCATACACGATACGCTCCACACTCACACTCTCCAAGAGCCGGTATATCACCGTAAATATACTTATGAGCGTGATTCATTACTTGCCCTCTCCCGCGCACTTATGGGTAGGCTCTGATTCATAGATACTCTCTAGCGTACCCGTTACCGTACTGCCGTATATCTTTCCGCAATTCATACAATGTCCAATTAAAATACTCATTTACTTACCCTTCTATCTTGGTTAATGAAGTAGCGACCTACTTCTCACCCTCTCCCACCATTACCGGTGAGAGAGAGTAAGCTGCCTATCGCTACGGTACTCTACCGTATCTTTGGTTAAATTACCATTGGGCGCGTTCCATACGATAAGCCCACTCTCGTTGTGTTTTCTTAATTATATCCTCTACTTGCCATTGGATATTTTCTATATCGTCAGGATCTAGTTCATAATCGCCTAATAATTGGTTAAGCTCCTTACCATAGGCATAGGCTTCATCAGCACTCTCGTATCTATTCCAATTATTATCGCTACTGAATTCGTTAGCCTTATCTTCTAGCTTCTTTAATATCTCGTTACGGTCAGCTAATTTACTCTCTAATTCTAGTTTAATAGCTGCCCGCTTCTCACTCTCTCCCTCGCTTAAATAATCTATAACCATTGAAGCGTAAGTATTTACATCTAATAGACCTATCATTACTTATTCCTCTCCCATTTAATTAGCGAACAGATCTTATCGGCTCCCTCATAGTGGCAATTACCGTAAACCTTATGGTATCCGGTAATAAATAATAGTGAGCCGGCGATAGCTCCGGCGATTAATATCGCCCTCACTCTCTTTCCGCGTCTAGTTATCATAATTTCGCTCCACACTTATCGCAAAGTAGCCCTTCCGTGCTATCTAATGCGTCGTATTTGGTACCCTTCCAGCAACTAGTACACACGATACAAAATTGGGTAATAGTACTCATTAGCTCCCTCTCCCTCGCTTACTATCCCATTAACGGTTAATGAGATAACACCGCTCACCAATTACCGGTGAGCGATATTACCCGATTAAACTAGACGGTACGCATAGGCATAAGTAATGCGCTCCACGCTACCTTATCGCCGGTTAAACCGAGAGTAATTGGCTTATTAGCTGCGGTGAAAGTAACCTTAACCGCGCTATCTTTCCCGACTATCTTAGCAAAGTCAGCGAATAAACTAGGGTTAAACGCTATTTCGCTAATAGGCTCACGCGTATCAGGCTCCCTCAATAGTTGCGCGAAATTCTCCGGTGAAGGGAAGCTATGCGTTAGCGGCTCCACCGTAAGGCTAGCGTTAGCATTAACGCGGAAAGATACCCTGCCGCTATCCTCTCTCTCGATTATGAGATAACCGATAGTAATTCCCTTCATTAGATCCACTATCCGCTTAATATCGGGTAGGGATATCAGGATCTCGCCTAGCCTATCCTCTCCCTCTACTGTAATGCTCCCTACAATTAGGCGATAGCGATCAGTAGCGCGAGCGATAAGCTGCCCTCTCTCTCCGTCTACGCGTAAAGCTACGCAAGCAAGCGCCGCCGGCGCGCTCTTTCCCTTAGCAGCGCATAGGCTCGCTCCCTCTAATAGCTCACGCGCTCCCTCTAATTGAACGCTTACGCGCTCCCGTGTAATCGTGTCCATAAATCTATTCTCCCTCTCTTATTCTGCCCTAATTTAGAAGCAGACCACCCCGCACCGGCGCACCGGTGCGAGATAGTACGCCACTATTAAAGTGATCTATGGCTTAATTTATAGCCGGCTCTATCCTCTCCCTGATATAGATAGCAGCTTAGAGAGTAAACTAGATCGAAGGCTAGATCTAAACCGCCGCCGGTATTGGTAATGACATTGTAACCTTCTTTACTCTTTACCCTTAGCCCTAATACCTTGCCGGTGTAATAGGTTAGATTCCACGGTGTACCCTCTTTAATATAGAATAGAGAGAGGTCTAGGCTTATCCCATAACCGCCGGAGCGAATATCGCGGGCTACGGTATAAATAACCGGCTTAGGATCTCCGGCGATAATTTCGCGAATAGTTGCGATACTTTCAAGCTGCTCACGCTTAGCAATAGCAGCTTTACTTTCAGACTTAACGGTTACGATACTCACTTTGCACGCTCCAAGCCGGCGAGGATCTTGCCGCCGCTCATAGCATTAAGAGCTATTAAGCCATTAAGAGCTGCGCGAGCACAGCTAGTCGTACAGTATCCCTCGCTTAATTGCGAAAGTCTGCCGCTAAAGTGTACCGGCGTAAAATTGCTAGGCATTAGGCAAGCTGCGCCACAATTAGGGCAGCGATAGGCGACGGTACTCATTACTTAACCATTTTCTTTAATAGATCCTTATAGGCGCGAGCATTTTCGCCGCGATAGCTGCCCGCATTAGCTAGAAAATAAAGTACGACACTCTTAGCGCTATCGTGAATATAATTACCTTCTATGTCGGTGATCGTTTTCATAGCATTAAGATAATCAGCAGCATAGGGGCTTATATTCTGCCAGTCTTTCGCGATAGCGTGAGCTATCTCGCTAACCGTTACTCTTTCATTAATTGTATTCATTAGGTATATCCCTCTCTTATGGTGAGCCGGTAATAGCTCACGGGATTAAACTAATACGGGAGCCTACCCTATGTCAAGTATCTAACCGCTTTAATTATTAGGTGTCGGGATAGGGCTAAGGGAGCAGCTTCGGAGCTATTGTCGCCGGTGATCGTGATCCATTAGAGCCGGCAAGGGTAAGAGCTGCGCGATTAGATAGGGCTAAGGGATAGGGCTAAGGCTATCGGTTACCGGTTAGGGCTATCGGTTAGGGCTAACGGTTAGCGGATAAGGCTAGGCGATTACTTAATATAGGGGAGGGAATAGGTAGGGAATACCCCGCCGAAAGTAGAGCAAGCCCTCCCAGAATTAACACCAGACAATCCAGACAAGCCAGACAATACGGGCAAAGCAGGCAATAACGCACAAAACGGACAAAACAGACCCCCGTGTGTTAAGTTTGTGATGGGTGGGTGCGGTACTCCCCAAATAGATATTTTTGATAAAGTTAAGCTGTAGCCCCGTGTCCTACTTTGTCCTATTTTGGGTGGATATATCCTGTGATGTTAGTCACAAATAAAAGATTTATTTTGAAAAAGCGGGAAATGCGTTATATTTCCTGCCTTATACAGTATAGGGGAGTAAATTGGGGAAAGCCCTATTTACGACCTAACATCGCTGGCGCGATGACCCCTAGGTCAAGCGCTGACTTACCCCTCAGTTCGCCCAGCTCCCTCGGGCGCCAAGCCCGACAGCCCGTTCGGGAATTAGTAGGGATAGTTCTATTATTTTGTCAAACAATCATTCCTCCACTACCCCTTACTCTCCCCACTATCTATCGCTGAATAGCGATTTATTCCGCCCGATTTTTGTCAGGAGATAAGTGTCCGAGAATAGTGCTGATATTGCTAAGCGGATTATTCTTACCTGTGTAGCTGAAGGTGTTACCGTTGAGAAGGCTTGCGGCGAAGCCGGTAAAACTCTCAAGACTTATGAGTACTACCGTCGCTCTGATAAAGCATTTGCTGACAGAGTAGATCGAACTAGGCTTGGACTTAGAACTAAGGTATTCGCCTCTGGCGATGTCCACGATATTGACTTTGTAGAGTTCCGTCAAAGATTCTTACATAGCCAGACCTTCCCACACCAAGTCAATCTAGTTGATGTAATTGAAGGTAGAGATCCATCCTGGCTTCATCCCTCGATGAAGTACGAAAAGGGTCCAGCTAGCAACCGTATTCTTTTGAACATCCCTCCCAACCACGCGAAGTCTATTACTATTACCATAGACTATGTGACCTGGCTCATATGTCAGAACCCCAACTTTAGAATCTTGATAGTATCTCAGACTCAACGTCTAGCAGCCGATTTTCTCTACGCCATAAAGCAGCGCCTTACACATCCTATGTATGAAAATTTACAACAAGCGTACGCTGCCGGCGTAGGGTTCAATTCTAAGTCAGCATCGTGGCAAGCCACCAGAATTACCTTTGGTGATGAACTGCGTGAGTCCAGCGAGAAAGACCCCAATATCGAAGCTGTTGGTATCGGTGGTCAGATCTATGGTAAACGCGCCGATATGATTATAGTTGATGATGCTGTAACCCTTTCTAACGCTAATGACTTTGAGCGTCAGATTAAGTGGCTTACCCAAGATGTGCGTTCCCGTCTTAACCCTACGGGGAAGCTAATCATTATTGGTACTAGAGTTAGCGCAGTAGACCTCTATAAAGAATTACGCAGTGAAGATAGATACCCAGGTGGTTTAGTCCCTTGGACTTATCTGGCTATGCCAGCTTTGCTAGAAACAGATGATGACCCTGATAAGTGGTTAACTCTCTGGGCAGAATCTGACCAACCTTTCGATGGGCAGAAGGAAGAAGATAAGAACCTAGAAACTGGACTCTATCCTAGATGGTCTGGACGTAACCTTTTTAACGAACGACAATCTATGGATCCCTCTACTTGGGCTTTGATTTACCAGCAACAAGATATCTCTGACGATGCCATCTTTGACCCAGTATGTGTTCGTGGTTCTATAGATGGTATGCGTAAATCTGGCAGATTAGTTCCAGGTCACCCTGGTCATCCTAAAGATATGAATGGTTTTTCTATTGTCTGTGGGCTAGACCCAGCAATGGTTGGCGATACCGCCGCTATCTGCTATGCCATAGACCGCATATCACATAAGCGTTACATTGTAGATGCTATTAAAATTACTAGACCCACCCCTGCTGCTATTAGGCAGTTAATCTTTGACTGGACCAACCTCTATGCTCCTAGTGAGTGGGTTGTAGAAAAGAACGCCTTTCAATCTTTCTTAACTCAAGATGAAGGTATCC